ATTGTGCATCTACCAATTGATTTAGCGCGCCGATTGCGTCGCGCTCGAATGTACGAGCAGCAGCTTCATTTTCAAGCTGATCTTTTCGCTGTTGAGCTAAACGCGATTCAATCTGTTCCAACTGAACATCACCGCGGATAGCTTCAGCAAGGGCTTCCGGAGTTGAAAATACATTAGACAACGCCGGCGAAGTAGCCAAAATTTGCTGTAGTGTTGCGCGATCAACAGTTCCGGCTTCGGCCGTCAGTTCGCCGAACTGATTTCTAATATCGCCAACAAGATCACGAACCAAAGTCATTGGATTACCAATTGCGCCACCAATCAATCCGGCAGCAGAGACATTAGTTAATCCAAGTGTTTGTAGTTGAGCAGCAGATTCTGCAGCTGCAGCAAAATCAAAGAATTGATCTCCAAATTGACGAACAGATTGTAGATCTGTTCCCAATAATCTTGCTTCTGCTGCGGCACGAGCTAATTCAAGACGACCCTGACGCGTATTGATAGCCCACTGTTGTGCAATCTCCGGTGTTTCGGCAAGCTGCTGAACAGTCTCATCGATATTAATGCCAAAGTTTTTTGCTTCTAATGCTGTATCGGCAAGCGTTTGCTTAACATCTTGTGTAGTTGCATCTGTTAATCTAAGTGAACGGCCAAAGAATGCAGCTGCTGTTGAAATATCAATGTTGAATGCTTCGGCAACTTGTGCAGTATCGGCTACTAATCGACCAGTTAGACGATTTGTATTTCTTAATTCCTTATTTAGATCTACTGCAGCCTGTCTAATTTCATCAGGTGTAAAAATGATATCTGAACCTAGAATTTCTCGCGCGGCGGCCAATTAATTCTTCCAAAACGCGAGTTAATATGTTAACAGCTGTGAATACAATAATGAAGCGCGCAGCAAAACTTTTAATAACATCAATGAGACTCATGATTACGCCCTTCAGCGCACCAAAAGCGCCCATTAACGCTTCTCTAACAGAATCACCGATATTACTGAATGCATTGCCCAATGAATCAAACATTCCACCCTGAGATCCCAACGCATCCTTGGCTGCCTTCGATGCATCCTTTTGTGCGTCTGCCGCATCAGATTGTTTCTCAGCGGCCTTCTCATGTTTTTCTGCTATATCAGACTCGGATTCTTTTTGCTCAGCAGCATTCTTAGCGAGTGCCCTATTGAAAGCATCAAATCCTGCTACAGCAGCAGAAAACTGATTCACGGACATTCCGAAAATCTTAAAGCCTTCGTGGCCTTCTTCGCCTGGTCCCATTTGGTCAGCCATAAAACATACCTCGGGTATAAATATCAAGACCTGCAGCAATTACCGCAGGCCTTGACGAGCTAATCACATATAGTGACTATGTTGAAATTAGAATTCCAAGATTGCTTGATCAAACGCGATGGTGATGCTAACTTCAGCTAGCTCTTCCGCGCTGTAATCAAGTGTTCCAAAATTTGAATTGGTAATAAACGCACCCTGGATCTGCCACTTTTCAACAGTTTCTCCAGCGGGATCAAGCATCTTCAATACAAGGTTCTTCTTGTAGTTTGTTGCATATCCCATACGGCCGGTGCTAAACTCAATACACTTACGAATCCAAGCAATGACCTTTTGTGTGGTTGACGGACCGATTGGATCGATAAAAGTAACTTCAAGATCGTCCCAAGTTACTCGACCTGCAACCTTAGTCTCAACGTTCATAAACGGGATTGGTACATTTCCAATGTTCACGCTTGGACGTGATGCAGTTTGTACCATCCACTCTGCAAATTCAAGATCAGCTGGGAACTCCAACACCCATCTATTTTGGCGCTTGGGTTCAATATCAACTGGTACTGGGCGTAGCATATCAGCCATTTTTCATCATCCTTTATACTTTGAAAATATCAATGTCTTCCTCGTCGTAAACGTCTTGGAAGAATTTTTGTGCTTTGCGATCAGGACCGGTAAATGTAATCATCGGAAATCCACTCGGACCATTATCGTGCCATGTTCTCAAGCGGAGTCCATACTTTTGCAAAATCTTTTCTGCAGCCGGCTTGTTTGGATCTCCTCCAGTAAAAGGATCGACAGCCATATCAGCCTTGAATTTACCTTCTCGAACAATACCTGCCAATTCCATTAACCGCTGCTTATCCATTTACCTTCTCCAACAATTTTGCCTTGGTGTCCCAACGACTATACTCAATATCGTTTTCGTCTAACCAAGCTTTAATCTCGTCTTTTTTCCATGAATCATCAGGCAAAGAAACATTCTCCTCTTCAACAACTGGCTCTTCAACAGGCTTAGCTTCTGGCTCTACCTGCTTATTGATAGCCTCTTTAATTCGTCTTTGTTCTTCTCTTCTACGCTGATAATAGCTCTTACGATACTTTGGCATTTCTGACCTCCGCTTCAATAGTAAATACTGTGATTTGAGCTTCGTTACTTATTTTCGTTTCCGTAAAGGGCTTTGAGCTCTTTTTTGGTTCGTTGTAAAAACCAGCGTCTACGCCACACTGGCATATTAACAACTTCTGTGTATCCAATCCGACCGTGAAAATGGCAGATGAACACCTCATCCATCAAATATTTTCTATTCTCAGGGCTCAGGCCAAAAAAATCGTTGCGTGATGGGAATCACGACCTCCTCGTTCAATTCCCCGCATGATTTGCACTTTGCATCTTGGCGCATCACAATAGATGGCTCATACTTTGAAATGAAACTTCTGATCGCTTTACTATCCCGTACCGGTAGAGACTCAATGAAATTCTTTCTCGCGTCTGGTTCTAGGCCTTCGACGTCTCTAACGTGTGCCATCAACTTTGCAGTCATTGGATTACCACTGCCACCCGTCTTCTTTGCTCTCTGTTCAACAAGCTTATCAACAGCATAATCGTCCGCAACAGTTAAGAAGCGTACGCGAACCGTCTTCTTTGTAACGGGCAAATAAAATAGACCTTCTTCATCGGGCTCCTTCTCTAAAAATCTGATGTCAAGCTCTGAAAGATCAAACTCATGTTCGAACGTAGAGTTGCAAAAACGGCAGCTAATGTCTACAGGGTACTCTGCACCATAGCCAGTTGATCTAAGCCACACTAATATAGCATTCCGATCACCCAGATATAAATCCTCAGGGTTGATTGATCGATCGACCAACACACTGCGAAGCAGATGATCCATAACGCGGCCAGACCTCAAAAGATTTGGTGCTGTAAGGATATCCTCTTCCTTAGCTGTTAAATAATAAACTTCTAATTCTTCCTTGCCTTTAAGCGGACCTTCAGTATAAAGGAGTCCCTTGGAAGGAAGCGTTACAATATCAAAGGGGCGCTGATTAGATAGCTCGCCGGAACGGGTTGCATTTTCAGCGGCATGTTCTTCCGGTTGGAATACAGGATCACTCATAAAAAACCTCCATTAGATAACCTGTTAATAAATATTAACGTTTGATGATTTTTGCTTTTTTGAGCTCGCGAGCGGTTTTAACCCAACGTTTTCCGATTGGATTCTTGATCGGCTCACGCTCAAACTTCATAACTGCTTTCTTTACATGGTTCCCGATTGGGCCACGCTCAGTGTTGTCGACAATAACCAAATTTCCCTTAAACAAATTCTGAAATTTACCCAAATTTTCTTGCACATGAGACCAGATCTGCTTTACCAATGAATCTGGCAATGTTCGTTCACGTTCTCGATTTCTTTTGAGGGCAACTTCCAATGAGGTGTTGACAAACACCATGTATGCATCATAACCTAAAGCTTCTGCTCTGAACTTTTTCTTTTTGATCTTATCAAATTTATCGCCAGTACCGTCAATGATCATACCTAGACGGCCCTGCTCATAAAAGCGTTGTTGCTTCTTGGTTAAATCCTTTGCGTGCTGGCGGACGGAATCATCTTTGCCTGTAAGCTTATCCCACAACTCCGGATTTTCACGCTCAATTGAGCCGAGCTGCTTTGGATCGATACCATACTTCTTAAGGCCCTTCTCAAACGCAGTGTCTGAGTTTACGATCTTCAATCCACCAGCTGAAAAGGTCTGAAACAAATCTTTACCAACACCAAAAATTTCCTTGGCAACAAAAGACTTACCAGATCCAGGACCACCAGCCATGAAAACACACTTCAAAATTCCGGGATCATCGACGCCTTCATCTAATATGCGCTCGATCTCCTCACGGATGATTTGTCTTAACTGGCTCTTCTTC